AATTAGTGTTTCCCACAAGTATACTCGCGGCTCAAAGCTGCCCCTGCGGCACCATGCCGCGTATTGCTGCGGATGCGGCGCCACGCGAAGGCACTCCCGCACAGGGTTTGTGCCAGCAGCGCCAGCAGCCAGAGTGACGAACCAAGTGTTTGGCTCGCCGCTTTCAAATTGTTGCTCCTCTGCGTTCCACCGGCAGGCTTTGGCCAGCATGAAGCATTCCGGCGAGTTCCACACATAGCCGCTGCTTAGATGTTCGCCGAGTGCTTCCCAGAAGTCTTGCGTGCTGTGGTTGTCCCACCAGTGTTTTGCGCTTTGCCATGGGGTCATGCTTAGAACTTGATGCAATACAACAGCGCGATGTTTGCTGGGCGGGTTTCGGCGCCGCCAGACGCTTGAATTGATATGCCTGTAGCACTGAACCCTGTTTGCCTGCCCAAGTCAGACGCGCCGTCCTGTCCTGTTCCGCCCGCGGTTGTAAAATTACCATTTGAGTTTGAAACTTGGTCAGTATAAGAATGCCGGTGGGTTGGATCTGTAACGGCGTGCGTGTGCGAGCGAAATAGGTCTGTCTCTTTTTGTGGGAATGTCCCGCTATAGGTTATTCCGCCGACTGTCTGCGACCCACTTCCGCGCACAAAGATACCGCGCAGATCGGGTAAATTAAACGTGGTGCTTCCGTCTCCAGCCCCATGCAGCGTTGATATTGCCGCAAACAGACTCGCATACGTTGCGCGGCTTACCGCAGATCCGTCTGCAATTAGCCAACCCGGCGGCTCGCTGCCAAACCCAAAGGCCATCACGGCACCTGCGGGCAGCAGACGCTCAACGGTCGCCGCAGCAAGATCGGCGACGGCCACCGTCCCAGCCGTCAGCGCCACGGTGGACTGAGCGAGCTGGTTGAGGTCTGCTGGCAAGACGGTGTCGCCAGAAATGAAAGTCTTAGTCGGGGTGACGGTGAGTGTTGCCATAGTTGTGTTCTTCTTAGGTTAAATTAGGCCGCAATCTTGGTGTCCGTCTGCGGGCGGCTGGCCAAAGCGGCTTCGACCGACACGTTGCGGATCTCGGGGCGGGCGGCGAGGGTTTCGATCGTGATCTCGGCGTAGTGCGCCTTGCGCCGGATCGGGAGCTTGAGGCTGTAGTCGTTCCCGGCGCCGGTCGTGTTCTCCAGCCCTGGCACCAGCACTTCGTTGGTGTCGGGGTTGCGCAGGTTGGCGGTCACGCGGATAGAGCCGGTGCTGGGCAGCACGGCGTCGGCCAAGACGCGGGTAAAACGCTTGCTGCTCATCGTGCCCATGCCATAGCGGCGGGTCACGATGCGGCCGGGGACGGGCGTGATCACGTCCGCCTGGGCGTCGGGCGACTCGTCGCCGGCCTCCACATCATCGAGCAGCATGAGCTTGCCGGCGCGGTTGCTGATTAGGGTGCGGCGGCGGTTGTTGAGGTTGCTGACGACAAAGTTCTGCACGCCGAATCCGTAGATGTCTTGCGTCTCCCACTGCTCGTTGAGTTGGTTGTAAATGAAGACGCCATTGTTGTTTTCCGTAGCATCGGCCAGCGGCACGGCGAGGAAGTAGCGGTTGTCGAAGTAAAGCCCGACCGAGTATTCGATGAGGTCCGCATTGAGTGTCTCAAGCTGGTTGGCAATCGGGTCACTCAGCGGCTTGGTCTCGCCACGCAGCTTGAGGTCGAGCTTGCTGTCGAGGCGGTAGACTCCGGCGTCCGAAAGGAAATAGATAAACTGTCCGGCCGTGGCGATGGTCTGACGCGCCGAGCAGCCGACCTCATCGGTCAGCAGGGTCAGCTTGGAGACCGGCGTGTCGATGCTAAAGGCGCTGCCATCCGTGGAGGGCAATTGATTGATCTCAGCCAGCCAGATCGACTTGCGGCAAAATACGAGGAACGCGCCCTCAACCCACGGATGCACGGCCATGATCTTGTCGTCGCCGCCCACGCCCACCCGGAAGCTCGACCAGAACGGGTCAAACACATCGGGGCTGTAGATATCGGAGAGCATCACGTTCTGCTTGCCGTCCGGCACGATGAGGCGGCCGTTGATGTAGCTGGCCCACGCCGTGGAGCGCATCCGCCGGTAGCTGATGCCCACATCAGGGATGCCCGCCGTGGTGCGCACAAAGCCGGTCGTCGGGTCGCCGCTCCAGTAGATCGGCGGCTTAACCCGGCGCACCTTGATGTTGGCCGAGGCGTCGGGCGTGGTGCCGGTCGGCACGGCGATGGTAAAAGAGTCCGTTGCCGTGGTGGCGATCTGGTATTCGTGCCCGTTGAATGCAGCCGAGGCGCTCCCCTCGATCCGCACGCGACTGTCCGCCGAGTAGCCATGGGCCAGCAGATTGACCGTTGCCACCGTCCCGCCCACCGTGATGCCAGCGGCGGCCGTGTATTTCTGCTCAAAGCCCGGCTGCGAGGTGTCCGCCTCACGCAGCAAATACAGGCGGTCAAACGCCTGCACCATGCTCACCTTGTCGGTCGGGTCAATCGTCTCATCCGTCGATCCGGTCGGGTAGGTCAACTCGGCCGGCAGCTTGGCGATGGTGATCTCCTCGCCCGCCTCCGTTTCCAGATTGTCGGTGCCGTCCACCGCAATGACGCCATCCGCCCAGGCCGCCGAGAATTGCAGGCTGCCGTCCGTGAGATAAGTGAAGGCCCGGTCAGGGCCAGCCAGAACCACCACCTCCATCGAGTTTACCTCATCCGGCGACCGCATGAGCGCCGAGGAGAAGATCCCGCCAGTGTAGCTGGAACGCACGATGGGCGCGTTCGGCGGCGCGTTAAGTACGAAGGGCACGGTAAGCGGCACCTGCCCCGGCGAGATGTCATCGGCCAATCGCTTGGCGCCGCGACGGGCCACGGCCACGCCACGGTTCAAGCGCATGTTCTCACTGAGCTGGAGCATGCCGGCGGGCAGGGACACAGGATTGATCCGGCTGGCGTAGCCGATAAACCCCATGTCGCCGTCGCGCTGGATTGGACTTTCAAGAGACATTCTTTAGGCGGCGCCCTTTATGATTCCGGTGTTGACCAACGCGGTGCGCGTGGCGTCTTGCAAGGTTTTCACATTGGCCACGTCAGTCTTGATCAAGGCCAACTGCGCCGCGATGGACGCCAAGGCATTCTTCACGGCGGCCATGTCGGCGGTCAGCGAGGTGGTCGCGTTGGCCGCTGGCGCCGTGATCGCTGCCAGCGTGGTGCTGACTGCCCCGCCGGTGCTGTCGGTGACGGCAGCCTGGGTCTGAGCGGCGGCGGCAGCCTGAGCGGCGGCGGCGGGCTGGACGACCGGCGTGGCGTTGTAGAAGCCGAGCTTCTGCAAAGGGTCTGTGCCGATCTTAGTCCCAGTCGCAGTGCCGAGCACAAGGTTCACGCCGTCAAACACAGTCTTGTTGCCGGATAAGTTTAGCGCGGCCGAGACCAAGTTGCTGACCGAGATCTTCTTGGTCACACCACCGTCCGCAATGACGAGTTCGTCCGTAGCGTCCGGTGTTGCGGCGAGCGCCGTGAGTTGAGTAATTGTTTTGGCCATATCTTTTTAGTGGTTCAGTTTTCAGTGTTCAGCCAGAGAGGCTTTGAGGCGGGTCTTGAATCGGGCCGCGTCACCGGGGGAAATGTCCGTCTTCCTGCTCGGCGAAACCTGCTGGTGCGTCACGACCATGCTCATCGGGATGCCCCACTTGCGCAGTCGCGGGGCCAGCCACTCGATAGCGCTGGCCATGGCATCGTCGCCGAGTGGGTAGTCGTAGGTGTTTCCTTCCCAGGCCACGCCGAGGGACCAACTATTGAGATCCGGGCGCCCCATCCAGTTGCTCTTGCCGGCGTGCCAAGCGCGTTCGGTGTCGTTGGCGAACACGGTGCGGCGGCCGTCTCGGGCGATGAGGACGTGGTAGGACACTTTACTGGCGGGGTTGGCGATCCACTCGCAGCCGCCCCGGTAGCTGCCGTCCGAGTGATGCAGGACTACCGCCTCCGGCCGGATCGCGTTGCTCCCCTTGTT